ATCCGGCGGATCATCTTGATTTTACTGGCGTATGTAACCGCATCGCTGGTACTACTCGCCTTACTGCAAACGCAGCACTCCAAAGCATTGATGAAGGTGCTTGATGAGTGCGACGTATAACTTAACGCTGTCACAGGCAACAACATTTAACTTTCAGTTTCAGATTAAGAACGACTCAACACCGTGGAATCTAACAGGTTACACAGGTACGATGACAGTTCGACCATTTGCTGGTTCTACAACTGAAACATTTGTAGCAACACTAGCTAATGGCTATATGGAGTTTGATGCACTCGTAGGACGAGTAACAGTTAACTTCCCATATGCAATCACAGATGTCGCACCTGGTCGTTATGTCTACGACCTAGTGCTTGACTCAGGTGTAGAGATTACAAGAATCTTAGAAGGACAATTTACAGTGACACCAGGGGTGACAGTATGAGCGAGACAGTAATTGTTATCGAATCCATTACCCCACAGGTATCAGTAACTTTTTCAGCAGACCAAGGACCGCAAGGCGGTCAAGGTGCCACAGGCCCAACTGGTCCTGCTGGACCAACAGGCCCACAAGGGGCCACTGGCGCAACAGGTGCGACAGGTGCAACCGGAGCAACGGGGGCAACTGGTGCAACCGGTGCCACGGGAGCGACAGGAGCAACAGGTGCGACTGGAGATACTGGGCCTACTGGCCCTACTGGTGCCACTGGCAGTACTGGGCCTACTGGTCCTACTGGCAGCACTGGAGCAACGGGTAATACTGGAGCAACGGGCGCAACGGGAGACACAGGACCAACTGGACCGACAGGTGCAACTGGACCGCAAGGACCCACTGGAGCCACAGGAAGCACAGGAGCTACGGGCGATACAGGAGCAACAGGTCCTACAGGACCTACAGGTGCTACTGGATCTACCGGTGCCACAGGTGCCACTGGAGAGACAGGGCCAACAGGACCACAAGGTGTAACAGGACCGACAGGACCGACTGGGGCCACAGGACCTACAGGTAATACTGGACCTACAGGTGATACGGGCGCTACAGGCCCTACAGGCCCTACAGGGCCTACTGGAGCAGACAGCACAGTGCCAGGACCTACAGGTCCAACCGGTGCAACTGGTGCTACTGGAGCCACAGGAAATACTGGAGCAACAGGACCTGCTGGTCCTACTGGAGATACAGGTGCTACAGGTCCGACAGGACCAACAGGTGCCACTGGTGCCACAGGTGCTACCGGTGCTACTGGTGCAACAGGTGCAAGTGCTACGGCATTGCCAGACATCTTAATGCTAGGCGGAATGTAGACTTCTCTAATGAGAGTCAATGAATATTTTGACAAGGTCGTGGTGATTAACCTAGACCGCAGAACAGATCGTATGGAGCAACTGGTTCCCCAGTTGGAGAAACTAGGAATCCAATACGAACGGCACTCAGCTGTAGATGGCAAGGAGTTGGGTATCAACCCAATCTTTGCAGGAACTATGAGTCACGTAGAGGTACTCAAGAACAACCGAGATAGCAGGATTCTAGTTCTTGAAGATGATGCACAGTTTGTAGATAACTTCAATGAGAAGTTTGAAGAGGTAATGCAGACGTTACCTAATGACTATGACATCTTTTACCTAGGCGCATTACTGCCAAAGAGTACAGGCAAGGTAACACCTGTTAACCAGCATTGGGCTAGACAGGTAATGACTACAGGCTCACAAGCCTATTGCATTAACCAAGCCAGAGTAAATTACTTTATCGAAAACCTAGACGGTTACGAATGGTACATCGATATTGGTCTGCGAGTTTTTGCTGAAAAGTACAACGCTTACATAGCACAGCCTAACTTAGTTACACAGTTCCCCTCATACTCAGACCTGAGACTTAAAGAGGTGAATGACTTTTGAAAATAGCAATCTATACGATTTCAAAGAATGAGGAAAAGCACGTTGAACGCTGGTACAACTCCACCAAGGAAGCTGATTACCACGTCATCGCAGACACAGGATCAACAGACAGAACCGTTGAGATTGCTAGAGGTCTTGGCATCACGGTTGTCCCGATCCATATTTTCCCATTTAGATTTGATGACGCGAGGAACGCATCGCTTGCCGTAGTTCCTAAAGATGCTGATTACTGTATCGCACTAGATATGGATGAGGTGCTTACACCTGGTTGGCGCAAGCCAGTTGAGGAAGCGTTTGCTAGAGGAATAGATCGTCTGCACTACAGACGTATCGAAGCCTTTAATCCAGATGGATCAGTTGCCTCAGAGTTCAATGGCTTTAAGGTGCATAGGCGAGAAGGAATACGCTGGCACTATCCGATTCACGAAGTACCGCAGTGGTACCACGAGCGTGAAGAAGTCAAAGAGTTTGTTACAGGCTTTGAAACTCACCACTTGCAGGATAAAGAAAAGTCCCGTGGTCAGTACCTGCCAATGCTAGAGATGGCAGTTAAAGAAAACCCTGATGCTAGAAACTTGTACTACTTAGGTAGAGAACAGTCTTACCACCAGCAGTATGACAAGTCAGCTGAATCGCTGAAGAAGTATTTAGAGTTAAGTATCTTTCCAGAAGAAAGATCTGCAGCCTGTCGCATCTTGGCTAAGGCTGAACCAGATGAAGCTGAAGAGTGGTTACTCAAAGGCACAGAAGAGTTTGCAAGCAGGGAGTCAATCCTTGCGTTAGCAAACTATTACTACACCAAGGCTATGTGGGATGAATGCCTGCTAGTTGCTGAGAAAGCACTGTTGTTTACTGAGAAGCCTTCACAGTTTCTAGCAGAGTCTTGGGCGTGGGGACATATGGGTTATGACCTAGCAGCGATTAGTTGCTGGCAATTAGGCCGATGGAAGATGGCATACAAGTACGGTAAAGAAGCACTAAAGATAAGTCCAAATGATGAGCGACTGGCAAAGAACCTTGCGTTCTATAAGGAGAAAATGAATGGCAACTCTAAATGATCTGATAGGTGAAGTTAGATCTTCACTTGCAGGTTTCACCCTGCGTCAAGATCGTATTTCGTATCTGACCAGTGCTTTGACTACAACAAGCACATCTATTCCTATCGGCTCATCTAACAACTTGGCTAAGGGCATCATCGAAATCGATGACGAGCTTATCTGGGTTGATAACTTTACCAAAGAGAACAACACAATGAATGCCGCTCCAGGCTTTGGACGTGGCTACCAAGGTACATCTCCTGCACCACACGCTGTTAACTCTCAGGTTATTCTAACCCCGTCATACCCACGCACCAACATCAAGCAGGCTATCAACGACACAATCAACTCTGTCTATCCTAAGTTGTGGGCTGTCTACTCATACACGTTTACTTTTAACGCAAGCCAAGTTACATATGCTTTGCCAGATGATGTACAGAATGTTCTGTATATGTCTTGGCAGACAACAGGTTCTAGCCGTGAGTGGCTACCAATCAAGAAGTGGCGTGCAGACCTTATGGCTAACGTTGCTACATTTAACACACAAAAGACTATTAACATCTACGAGAACGTACAGCCTGGTAGAACTATTCAGGTTTGGTATGCAGCAACACCGCAGACAATGACATCTGGAACAGATGACTTCAGCGCAGTAACAGGATTACCTGAGTCTTGCCGAGATGTAGTTGTCTATGGAGCCGCCTATCGTCTGCTCTCATTTGTGGATCCTGGTCGTATCAACTTGACTAGCGCTGAATCTGACCTTGCCGATAGCAAGGTTCCAGGGGCAGCTGGTTCTACAAACTCCAGATACATCTATGCGCTGTATCAACAGCGCTTGCAGGATGAGTCACTCAAGCTATCTGACAAGTTCCCAATTCGCGTTCACTTCACCCGTTAAAGAAAAGGCAGCATAAACAATGACCAGAAAATATAGTACGACTTCGGTTGCCACAACCCTTGCGGCTAGCATCAATACAACGGCTACGTCTATGACTGTAGCTGCTGGCACTGGTTCTGCCTTGATGGGTGGAGTTAGCCTTGCAGCAGGCAACGTTGACTCGTTTGCTGTAGCCCTAGATGTAGATACACAAAACGAAGAAATTGTTTGGATTACGCAGGTAGCAACAGACACCTTCACAATCTCACGTGGTCAGGCAGGAACAGGAACGGCTGGTGTGTCAGGTATCGCTCACACTGCAGGTGCAACTGTTAAGCACGTACTTACCGGTGATGATGCAACATTCTTTACAGCAGGAGTAGCAACTGCAGATGCAGCAATTCCAAAGGCGCTGGTTACAGCAAAGGGTGACATCGTTGGTGCAACAGCATCAGGTGTGCCAGATAACCTTGCGGTTGGAACTAACGGGCAGGTGCTGACTGCAGATTCAACTACAGCAATGGGACTTAAGTGGTCCACACCTGCAGATGTCAACATAGTATTTAACGCTCAAACTGGAACTACCTACACGCTGGTAGCAGGTGATCTTAACAAGTTAGTCACACTCAGCAACGCAAGCACAATAACTTTGACTGTACCTAATGGAGTCTTTACTACAGGTCAGCAGATTAACATTCAGCAACTAGGCGCAGGAACAGTGCAGATTAGAAACGATGGAACTACTGTTCTTACCTCAACTGGTGCTACATCTACTGCACCAAACCTACGCGCTCAGTTCAGTGCAGCAACCATTATCTGTACATCAAGCAACAACTTCACAGTGATCGGGGATCTAGCCTAATGCCAACATATAAAGTATTAGCCCAATCTGCACCTAGTGCTGCTACAGCTACAACGCTGTACACAGCAACTAATGCAACGATTGTGTCTACTCTTAACGTAGCCAACATCGGAGGCGCAGCCGATCTAATTCGAGTTGCGGTCCGACCAGCAGGTGCATCACTTGCTAACCAGCACTACATCGTCTATGGCGTACAGGTTCCATCAGGTGGAGTTTTCTCCATTCAAGGTGGTATCACTCTGGCTAACACGGATGTAATTACTGTGTACTCAACAACTGGTACTTCATCATTTAGCGCATTTGGAAGTGAGGGTAACTAATGGCTATTAACATTGTAGGTGGTACAGTCCAAGCATCTGCTGCTTTGGTTATTGATGCCAAGACTGGCACGACATATACCTTTGTCCTGGCTGATGCTAATAATGAGCTGATTACAGCTAGCAACGCATCTGCTCAGACTTACTCAATTCCAACTAACGCATCTGTTGCATTTCCGATTGGTTGCCAAATTAACATCATCCAGATCGGTGCAGGTCAGGTAACAATCAATGCAGTAACTAGCGGTACAACAACTGTTCTATCTAATGGTGGTACACCTGCTGCTCCAAAACTGCGAGCACAGTACTCGGCTGCAACCTTAGTTAAGGTAGCAACAGATACTTGGTATGTGATTGGAGACATTAGTTAATGGCACCTATCCTCGGTATCTACGCCTCACAAATTTCAGGCCATCTGTTTGCACCTAGCGGTGCCTATGACTCTATTGCTACTACTACGGTTGGTAGCGGTGGCTCTGGAACAATTACATTTAGTTCTATTCCTAGTACTTATACGCATTTACAAATTAGATTAATTGGTAGAACTAATCGTTCAACTGCTGGAATTGACTCACTTAATATGAGATTTAATTCTGATACTGGAACTAACTATGTAACCAACCATTACATTCAAGGCAACGGTAGTGCTGTGTATGCAGGTGCCAATACATCAGGAACCTTGATGACAATTTACCGACTAACTGCAGATGGAGCGCCAACATTGGCTAGTTCTTTTGGAACTTCTGTCATAGATATATTAGATTATGCCAATACAAATAAATATAAAACACTTCGTGCTTTAAGTGGTCAAGATATGAACACTGTAAGTGGTGAGGTATTTTTTGTAAGTGCTGCCTGGATGTCTACAAGTGCTGTTACTTCAATTACTATTACTCCAACTACTGGAACTTTATTTAACGAGTATAGTCAATTTGCGCTTTACGGAATCAAGGGAGGAAACTAATGCCAGCAGGAAATACATACGTTGCATTAGCAACACAGACTTTGGGTAGCGATACCGCAAGTATTTCATTTTCTAGTATTAGTGGCACATATACAGATTTAGTTATTATTGCTCAATTTGGACAGACTACTGGTGGTAATGCAGTAGGTATGCAATTTAATTCTGATACTGGTAACAATTATTCAATCACTTCTTTATATGGAACTGGGAGTAGTGCTGCATCTGACCGATTAGCAAATACTAGCCACATTTGGGGCGCATACAATGTCGCTCCAAGTTCTGTAGTTTCAGGTGTTTTGAGATGGAATATTCAGAATTATTCAAATACTACAACTAACAAAACTGCTTTATGTAGATACGATAACAATGATGCAACTTACGCTGGAACAAGTGCGGTTGTAGGTTTATGGCGTAGCACCGCTGCAATTACGACTATAACAATAAAACCATCGGCAGGTAGTTTGAAATCTGGCTCAACCTTCTCACTCTACGGAATTAAATCTTCTGCGTGATAGGATAAGCTATGCCATATAAAAACTATTACCCTTGCAGTATTGATGGATGTGAACTACAAGTTAAAGCTAAAGGTTGGTGCAGTAAGCATTGGGCTAGATGGAAAAGAAACGGTGATCCATTAACCTATAATCCGTCACGAGGTGGTGGTTATTTTAAGGCAGTAAATCCTGACTGCACTATTGAAGATTGTACCAAAAGAGTTGTTGCTAAAGGTTTTTGTAAGATGCACTATAGGCGCAACTCTTTATATGGAGATCCAAATATAATTAAAAATACTGGTTCTGTTACTGGTCAAGGTGGTTATGTCCAGATAAGAACAGTAACTGGTAATGGGAAAAAAGGTGCTTACGAATATGAGCATCGTTTAGTAATGGAAGAACACATTAGCAGAAAACTAGAAGCTAATGAATCAGTACACCATAAGAACGGTAATCGTTCTGATAACCGCATAGAAAACCTAGAGCTTTGGTCAAAGGCCCAACCAGCAGGTCAGAGAGTAGAGGATAAAGTGAAATACGCAATAGAGATGTTAGAGCTATACGCTCCTGAGTTACTTGCAAAGGTGGTAGACAATGCCTAGCTATGTCCTCTTAGAAAAAATCACCGTCGGCGCAGCGGGGGCATCTTCTGTAACTTTTTCAGGTATCCCACAAACTGGCTATACTGATTTGGTTGTGAAGATGAGCGCAAGAACAACTCGTGGCTATCTTGAAGATAGTGCTCTTATGCGATTTAACGGCGACAGTGGAAGTAATTATGCAAGAAAGAACCTTTACGGAGACGGAGCAACTGCTGGTTCCTACGGTGGCACATACACAAACATTGATTTTTTTATTAACGGTGGTACTGCTACAGCAAGTACATTTGGCAACGCTGAAATTTATATTTCAAATTACACAAGCGCAAATTACAAATCCGTATCAGTTGATGGAGTAACTGAAAATAACGCAACGACGGCATTAGCGCTGTTAGGGGCGGGTGTTTGGAATAGCACTGCTGCAATTACATCAATTTCAATAACACCAAATTCAAATCCATTTGTTCAATACTCAACCTTCTACCTCTACGGCGTAGCAAAGTTAGGTACAACCCCAGCAATCGTGCCATACGCAACAGGTGGCGATACCATTATGACTGACGGTACTTACTGGTACCACGCATTTAGATCATCAGGAACATTTACCCCTGCAAAGGGATTATCTTGTGACTATCTAGTTGTTGCGGGTGGCGGCGGTTCATCAGGTTATTACGGCGGTGGCGGAGGTGCTGGCGGTTTACGATCAGCAACTTCTCAATCACTTGCAAGTGGTACTGGATATACAGTAACCGTTGGAGCAGGTGGTGCTGGAAGTGGAAGTACAGTTGCAGGTGCAGGTTCCAATAGTTCATTTAACTCATTATCTGCATCAGGTGGTGGACAAGGAAATACTTGGCCAAATAATAGTGGTGCGGGTTATTCTGGCGGTTCTGGTGGTGGTGGCTCATTAGCATTTGCAGCAGGTGGTGCTGGTAACTCAGGCTCTTATTCACCAGTTGAAGGTTATGCTGGTGGTGCTGGTGGAAAAACTGGTGGCAATGAATCTACTGGTGGTGGTGGTGGTGCAACAGCAGTTGGTGCTGCCGCAGGAAATGGAACCACAGGCGGTAACGGTGGAGCAGGTTCTTCTGCATTTTCATCTTGGGGAAGTGTTACTGGTACTGGTCAAAATGTAAGTGGCACATATTGGTTTGCAGGTGGTGGTGGTGGTGGTACTAGAAATACATCTAGTTCTGTTGGTACTGGTGGTAATGGCGGCGGTGGCGCTGGTGGTTTACAAGCAGCAGGAGTAAGCGGAACTGCAAATACTGGTGGTGGCGGTGGCGGTGGTACATACGAACCCAATACAGGTGTTCCTGCTGGCGGTTCAGGCGGTTCAGGTATTGTCATTGTTCGGTACGCGGTTTAAGGAGAAATGATGTCACATTGGGCGCAAATAGACGAGAACAATATCGTCACACAGGTTCTAGTAGGACCTAACTATGGAGATGAAGGCGAAGCCTTCTTTAACGCACTTGGCGGTACTTGGGTCAAGACAAGTTACAACGGCAACATTCGCAAGAACTATGCTGGCATTGGATACGCATACGACCCAGGGTTTGATGCGTTCATTCCGCCTAAGTGCCACGATGAAGCAGTACTAGATGAGGCAACCTGCCTTTGGATTTGCAATAACGAAGACCATACAATCAAGGAGATAAACTAATGTCAGAGACACTAACAAAGATCGTCGTTAACTGTGAGACTGGCGTAGTAGCCGAGATCCCATTGACAGGCGAGGAACTAGCACAGCGCGAAGCAGATGCTCAGGCTGCAGCAGCAAAGGCACACGAAGAGGAAGTTGCCGCTCAGGCTGCAGCAGAGGCTAAGGCTGCACTACTAGCCAAACTAGGAATTACAGAAGACGAAGCCAAGCTCCTACTAGCGTAAGGATACTTTAATGCCTTATGGCGATGACATCACCGAAGGACTGCCCTTTGTCTTATCCAACCCAGCTGGTAGCACAGCCTACACAGCAACAGGTTACGCATACGATATAGCAATAGCAGGTCTGCCGTTCTTTATTAGTCCACTGGACGATTCACCATATCGTCGCGTAACAGCGCAGTATCGTAAGCAACAGATTGACCAGAGCCGTGAGCCTGGTGAGCAGACGCTTACCGGTTGGTGGCTACGTAGCCAGTCATCATTTCACTTTGGACAAGGCATCAAGTTCTTTGAACCAATCCAGGATGAGTCGCTTCGCTTTCAGTACACCAACTCAAAGGGTGTAGATGTCTGGACTAGAGGTCAAGCTACCTTGCTCAAGTCTGTAGACAGCCAACACACAGTAACTGGTGGCATTCAAACCAATGGTCGTCCGTGGCAGTATGCCCGTTCTATCCAATGGGATAAGAGCAGCATTACCTATAACGGTATCTTGCTATCTGATGAGTATGACGTAGACAAGGTGTTCCCAAAGATCACTGTATCTATTACCAATAAGGCACTAACTTCTAACGTTGCAACGCTGACAACAAGTGCAGTACACGGCTTGTGTATTGGTATGCAGATTGTTATTTCAGGTGTGGATGCAACCTTTAATGGTGAGTACCGCATTACATCTGTACCTACCACTACAACCTTTACCTATGCCAAGACAGCTAGCAACGTAACATCTACACCTGTTAGCCCAGCAGGTACAGGTGTGGCTGAGGTTATCCACTTCATAGATTACATCTCAGGTACAGACTATCCAGTACACGCAATCTGTGATGACGGTGTCTATGCCTTCTGGGTAACTAACGTACTAGCAAGCGGTACCCCACGCCTGAGAGTGTACAAGAAGCTGCTATCTGATGATGCTTCTGTATCACCTACGCTGATGTTTAGCGATAACGGTATTACCGTAACCAACGCTGTTATGGAGTACACCAAAGAGCGTATCGTGATGTGTGTTAATGACAAAATCTATGAGTTTGCAACTACTGCAACTGCTATGCCAACAGCGGTCTATTCACACAATGACCCAGACCACATCTTTACTAGCATCACATCTAGCGGTGCTGCTATCTATGTAGCAGGTTATGCAGGTATCCAGTCAAACATCTACAAGTTTACACTTGATACATCAGGTGCAATGCCTACGCTCAGTCAGGCAATTACAGCAGCTGAACTGCCAGTAGGTGAGACAACATTTAAGATCTCCTACTACCTAGGCTATATGTGCATCGGTACCAACCAAGGTGTACGTATCGCTCAGGTATCAGATACTGATGGCTCTATTGCCTACGGTCCACTGATCTTTGAAACAGAGCAACCAGTCTATGACTTTGCATTTAGAGATAAGTTCATCTGGTGTGCAACAGGTGTTGACGGACAAGCAGGTGTCACTCGTATCAACCTAGGCCAAGAGATCGGCCAGTTAATCTTTGCCTACGCTTGGGACTTGTATGACCCAGCAGATACGCTAGGCCACCACACAACAGCATCTGCCTTTATGGGAGATACCAACCGCCTAGCATTTTGTAATGCAGGCAACGGCGCAGATGGAACTATCTACGTAGAATCTGCAACAGACTTAATTGCAGAAGGTTACTTGCGTACAGGCTTTGTACGCTACAACACCCTTGAGGGCAAGATCTTCAAGCTGATTAACGCACGTATCAACACAGCACACGGTGGCTTTGATATGCAGTCTGTTACAGCAGAAGGTGGAACCTACGACATCGGTACCTTTGCACAAGGTCAGACCGTGCCAGAGGTCAACGTTAACTACCCAGTAGGTGCTCAAGAGTACCTCGGCTTTATCTTTACTATGCACCGTGATACAAACGATGCAACACAAGGACCGCTGTTTACTGGATACCAGATCAAAGCATTACCTGCTATCCCACGTCAGCGCCTTATCCAATATCCAGTGATGTGCTATGACCACGAGATGGATAAGTTTAACAATGAGGTTGGCTACGAAGGCTCAGCATTTGCCCGTATGTCACAGCTTGAAGCAGTAGAAAATGTTGGTGACACAATCCGTATCGAAGACTTCAGAACAGGTGAGAACTACATCGGCCTGATTGAAGAGATGGATTTCATCAACCGTACCCCAACCGATAAGCGATTCTCCGGCTATGGCGGATTGCTCTTAGTAACCATCCGGAGCGTTTAATGCAGGCACAAGATTACGCAACAGTAGCCGTTGCAGTAATGACAATTATTGGTGGATTTACAGCAGCTATTCGCTGGCTAGTAAAGCACTACCTGAATGAACTTAAGCCTAATGGTGGTTCAAGCCTGAAGGATTCAGTCAAGAGATTAGAAGAACGCATAGATGACCTGTACCGATTGGTTGCAGAGAAATGAGTAATGATGAAACCTGTTGCCAAGAAAGCCACTCCTGCCGCTATTGCTGTACTGCGCCAGGCCACAGCGATAGCTCCATCTCGTATGAAAGCATCCGATGGACTCCTGCCATCCAAAGCGCATATCCGTCAGAATCCCAACTCTGACCACAACACAGGCTTTGCTGTTGATTTAACGCACGACAAAGCCAATGGGATTGATTGCTACTTAATCTTCCAGAAGTTACAAAAGGATCCACGAGTAAAGTATTTAATATTTAACTACAGAATCTGGACACCAGAAAAGGGTGTTGATGTTTACACAGGTTCTAACCCGCATACAAAGCACATCCATATATCAATCAACGACAAGTGTGGCAACGATACTTCCCCGTGGTTTGCCTGGCTAGACAAACCAAAGTATACAACTGCTGACCAAGCCAGGTTAGCAGCCAATAAACTAAAGCCACTCCCTAAGAAGAAAGTGAAATGATGAAACTAAAACTAACTAAGAAGCACAAGTCAATCGCTAAGTCATACCTACGTGCTATTGCAGGTGCTGCAGTTGCTATGGGTATTGCACTACTAACAGACCTAGCGCCACAATACGCAGTCTTACTAGGCGCTGTCGCTGCCCCTGCCATCAAGTGGGCAGACAAGACAGAAGCAGAGTTTGGAAGAGTACTAGACAAGGAAGTTTAATCCTTCTATAGTATTACTGCGAGGCACTACACAGCCCCTGCTCCCTTAACTGGGAGTGGGGGCTTCTTTTTTTATGCCGTTTTATTCTTTGTCTACAGGGCAGGGAACTGTAACGATATTGCCACAGTTAACACAGGTAGCATCAAGGAAGTACCAGACCAGCTCGTAGTCATCAAAGCTGCACATAACGTTGAAGACTTGGGACCCACACGGACAGACGTGGATAGGGCCAAAGGCCCTTAAATCGCTGCCAAAAGGCTCAGGAAGGCTATCGTGGCGGTGACGTAAGGATTGCAGGGTGAGTAGACGGAGCAGGCGGTAGACTGTACCGTTGCTACCGCGACCCTCTAAGGGTCGCCGTTGCTGTTTAATTCGCCTCACGGCTCATATTGTAGCGACAGCCAATAGTGTCGCAGGTGCGACACACCGTAGTAATGATAGGATGCAGCTATGACAACTATCGCAGGTATCCAAGGTATTGATTACGCTGTGCTAGTTGCAGACTCGCAGATCACAGAAGACAATCTCGTGACTCTTGCCATAACTACGCCCAAGATCGTAGAGGTAGGTAAGTTCCTCGTGGGTATCTCAGGTGATACCAGACCAGGTGACATCCTTTCCTACAACTGGAAGCCACCGACCTATAGAGGTGACGACCCAGTCCAGTTTATGGGAAAAAAAGTAATCCCCAGTATTAACACAGCTTTTAACGACAACAACTACGACTACAACAAGGTGGATAAAGATGACGGTTTTGATTATCTCATTGCTTTTAACGGTAATATCTTTCGGGTTGCTTGCGATCTCTCTTTTTTCCAAAGCGATGTCGGAACGTACGGCATTGGTAGTGGAGGTCAGTTTGCTCTTGGCTATCTTGCTTCAATCATTAAGCCTGATATGGAGTTAGCCTACGCAAAGAGACACGCCCGTAAAGCTGTTGAGATTGCTTCGGTACTTGACGCTAACACTGGTAAGCCTTTACAGTTAGTAGTACAAGAAAGACTCTAGGAGGAGTTATGGAACTGAAGACAATACCAATGACAGATGAATACGCTGCTCATTACTTTTATCAAATGGGTTGGATGGCTTGTCGTCTAGCATACAAACTAGAGGAAGAGAAAACCAATGTCAGTAACTGAACCGAAAGAACTGCTACTGACTGCTCTTAAGGCAGGTGATGCTAAGCGTTCACGATCTACTCAGGTACAGATCGGACCATCAGAGGTAGGTGGCTGTCGTCGTAAGGTGTGGTACAGACTTAACGACCAACCAGAAACTAATGACAACGAATTAAAGTTAGCTGCGATTATGGGTACTGCTATCCACGCAGAAATTGAGAAGGCGCTAGCAGATAACAAAGATGTTTTGATTGAAACAGAAGTTGAATACAACGGTATGAAAGCACACGTTGACTGCTTTGTACCTGGTACTGGTGATGTGATTGACTGGAAGACAAGCAAGGTCCGGAACCTTTCTTACTTCCCATCATTGCAACAACGGTGGCAGGTACAGCTTTATGGCTACCTCCTAGCAAATAACGGCTATGCGGTCAACCGAGTGTCACTGGTAGCAATTGCCAGGGACGGGGACGAACGCGATGTCAAGGTTCACACCGAAGACTACGATGAGTCCATTGCACTAGAAGCACTCGGTTGGCTAGCGGCTGTTAAGGAAAGTAAAGAGGCACCAGCACCTGAGAAGGATGCAAGTTACTGTCAGCATTACTGCAAGTTCTATGACGCAAGTGGGCAGATGGGATGCGTTGGTCTAAAAAAAGAACTTACGTTAGTCAGTGATATAATCATTGATGACGTTGATGTTGACAAGAATGCACTGCTGTACTTACAGTTAGCAGCACAGATTAAAGATCTTGAGAAACAACAAGACTCACTCAAGGCCAGCTTTGAAGGACTGCTCGGTGTTACACCTAGCGGTATCGAAGTAAGTTGGACAACTGTTAAGGGACGAGAGTCAGTTGACAGTAGCGAGGTAGAAAAACTACTTGGGTTTGTACCCAAGAAGGTGGGCGCTGAAAGCCAGCGACTATCAATTAAGCAAAGTGGAGGCAAGTAATATGGCTACAGAAGGTACAAAGTTCCAGATCAATTACAAGTTAAATGATGGAACACTTATCAATCTTTATGCAGGATCAGTAACAGAGCTAGAGTCAGGTCTTGCAGACCTTGCTATGAATGCAATGAACATCCGTGCAACAGGACTTGAACTATCAGGTGGAGCAGCACCAGTTGCAGCACCAACAGTTGCATCAGTTGCTCAGGCATTTGGTGGTACACCAGTAGCAGCACCAGCTGCACCAGCAGGCGGTGGCAATACTTGCCGTCACGGTGTGATGGCACTGCGTGAAGGAACGTCAGCGCGAGGACCTTGGAAGGGCTATATGTGTGCTGCACCAAAGGGTGCAACAGACAAGTGCGACACTATCTGGGTTCGATAAATGCTACGGCGACCAGAAGAATTTGAGTCGCCAAGTTGTGCAACAGTAGGTGGAGACTTCTGGTTCCCTGAGAAGGATGCCAGTAAGTATGAGAATCAGTTTGCTAAAGCAATTTGTGCTTCTTGCATCCACAAAATAGATTGTGGTGAGTGGGGTATCCACAAAGAAAACTTCGGTATCTGGGGCGGTCTAACTGATATGGACCGCAGACTTATCCGTCGTCAAAGAGGTATCAGAGTTAACGAGGAGGAAGACGTTGCTTAATCTATCCCGTGCGTGGGGCGGTGTGCTTACCAAAGCAACACCACTGCCTGACGTATGGGTTGGCTTGGCAGCCAAACAGATTAAGTTCAGGCGTGGGCAGGTATGTATGGTTGCTGCCGCTCCTAATGCTGGTAAGTCAATGTTCGCATTGATCTATGCAATCAAAGCAAAGGTGCCTACACTGTTCTTCTCAGCTGATACTGACACTACTACTGTGATGATGCGAGCAGCTTCGCATACATCAGGCCACTCACAGATAACTGTTGAGGCTAACTTGGCTAGTGATAGCCACTACTACGACCATCACTTCCAGAAGATTGACCACATCAAGTGGGTCTTTGATTCGTCACCAACAATAGATGATCTTGAACTGGAGATCAGGGCTTACGTAGAACTCTACGGCGAGGCACCTGAACTCATCATCATAGATAACCTAATGAACGTGGCAGCAGAGACAGACAATGAATGGTCAGGACTGCGTGCAATTATGATGGAGTTGCACGATATGGCACGCAAGACTGAAGCCTGTGTAATGGTATTGCACCACGTCTCTGAGCAATCAGAGTACGGGTCAACGACCAAGCCACCTGCACGTAGGTCTATTCACGGAAAGGTCAGTCAGTTACCTGCACTGATACTTACACTGGGCTACGATCCCAACCAAGCAACACTATCTGTTGCAGCTGTTAAGAATCGTTTTGGTCCACACACAGCAGATGCCTCCGATTATGCACAACTGCTAGTAAACTATGCAGCGTGTCAGATCGGTGACCAAGATGAATATGGCTGGATGTATCGCAAGGATGCAATGGCTGGATACCAGGGAGGGTACAACGTTGGCTAATACAGAGATGCAGTATGTAAAGAACCGCATTCAGAAACTGGAGAAGGACTTTGCAGCCTTTGCATCGCTACTTATCCAAGCAGGTATCGTTGAGGTCAAAGAAGAAGATGGCGTGCAAGTCTATGCAGTCAACAAGGTTGCACTAGATGGCAAATAAGAACGGACGCAAGGGTTCTCAGTTTGAGACAGATGTTATGAAATGGCTACGCGGTGCGGGAGTTATGGCAGAACGTTTGACAAAAGCTGGGGCAAAGGATGAGGGAGATATGGTTGTTATCATATCTGGAGAAACCTACATCCTTGAATTAAAGAACAGAAAGCAATTAAACTTTCCAGAGTTCTGGAGAGAAGCGCAAGTTGAGGCGCTTAACTACGCAAAGGCTAGAGGTCTTGGGGAAGTGCCTCTTTCCTACGTTGTAGTTAAGCGTCGCAACGCTAGCATCGAAGATGCTTGGGTAATACAAAACTTAAATCAATGGTTAAAGGAGAAAAAATAATGCCAGTACCAGGTGGAGAAATTACAACAACAGAGATCTGGCAAGCGCCAGTTGAGCAGGAACTACCAGAGGTAGTTGAAGAAGTAGTTGAAGAGGTGGAAGATGAAGATGTCAAAGTGGCGGAGTAAAGTCACTGGGCAAGAGATTGATGTAAGAGATGGATGGAACGATGCAGGCGAGTACGTTGTTACTCTATCTTTTACTGGGTTTGAAAACACTTCATCTTGGATCAGACTTTCCTATTCAGATTTCATTGAAGCATTTGAGAAGGTAGAACAGAAGCCTGTACAAGAAGGCATCTATGATGGATGGGATACAGAATGATTTGTCAGAACTGTCTTAAGGGTGGAGCAGAGAACAGAGCTAGTCACTTCAAGCGTGCCTCCCATTGGCACGGTAAGTGCGACTTCAAGGGGTGCGTATGTCAACACAAGACTGGTCCAGGACACACAAGGGTAACCGAGTCCAAGCTAACAGCATCCCAATAGAACCAATCGTAAGTTTCTTCGGCGGTGAAACAAGAGGTGGCACCGGTGAGATAAGAGTCAAGTGCTTGATGCACAATGACTCACATAGATCTGCCTCAATGAACGTAGATACCAACCTTTACTACTGTCAAACCTGTGGTAAGGGTGGCAATGCAGTCAACATAGTCTGCATCCTAGAGAACTTGGAGTTTATAGATGGCCTCAAACGTGCAGTCGAAATTGCTGCTGGAAGCGGCGCAGCGATACGCACAGGCAATAAGTCCAGAGGTGCTAGACGTGCTAGCCGCACGTGGGATATCTGAATTAGTTGCAGCTAAGTTTCAACTAGGTACAGTTACCGAGCCACACAATGGACACGAGATGCACGAGGGTTGGCTGTCTATTCCATACATCACTGCCAGTGGTAGTTGCGTGGGCTTTAAGTTCAGGCGCATAGATGATGGCAAGCCTAAGTACGGCTCACCTACAGGGCAGAAGGCACACCTGTATAACGTATGCGACATCACCATTGACTCACCACACATCGTTGTGTGCGAGGGTGAACTAGATGCTGTCATTACTAGCGGTGTGCTTGGCATCCCAGCTGTCGGTGTGCCAGGTGTAGCTGCTTGGAAGCCACACTTTCCAAAACTATTTAATGGTTACGAAACTATCTATGTTGTCGGAGACAACGACATCAAAGAGGATGGGTCCAACCCTGGTGCTGAGTTTGCTAAGCGCGTGGCTAATGAGGTAATGAACTCAGTTATTGTTACACTACCACCAGGTATGGACATCAATGACTACTACCTAGCACACGGGGCAGATGCCACACGTGCTTTGCTAGTAGGTGAGCAGATTGGATAAGGCTGAATGGTCACAGATGGTACAGATTTTGCAGCATATGGGCTTTCAGATCCTAGAGATCAATATGGAAACCGAGACTTTGTTAGTGCGTCCGACCCCGGCAAGGTAGACGAGGCCTTCATTGCAGATGTCTGGCGTATTATGGATCAGGCTGGTAACTTACTGGTGCGTAAGCATCACGACTACGGCCCAAAGAACATTGCTCACTCACCAGGTGGACCACTTAATGGTTTGCGTGTACGTATGTGGGACAAGATAGCTCGCATCAATAACTTACTTGATAGCGGTGTACAACCCAGCAACGAGTCATTGCGTGATTCCTTCTTAGACTTATTGAACTACTCAGCTATCGCAATGATGGTGCTAGATGGTGTGTGGCCAGAAGTAAATGACTGAACTACATCCAGTCGTCTACGACTTAGCACCTTCGGTAGCAGGAACTATCTACCGCAGGTATAAGAACTACGTCGAACGTGATGACATCAAGCAAGAGTGTATGGCTTGGGCTATGACACGCAACGCTTACATCACTGAGCAGTTGAATGAACCTAACGAAGAGCGTCGCAAGCACAACGAGCAGCGCATTGCATACCAGATGAGGCGTGTAGCAGAACGTTATGCACGCAAAGAGAAGGCATCTAAGTCTGGCTATCAGACTACAGATGAGGCTTACTACGAGTCAGCTGGTATCGGACAGTTACTACCCTTTGTTATTGCATCAGTCATAGATGGCACAGTATTAGAACAGGTACAACAAATGGTGCAGGATGGACAACCTAAAGGTAAGTCCAGTCCAGCAGAAGGTGGCAACCTACTTGCTACTCTCATTGACATCAAGCGTGGGTACTTATCGCTAGATGCAGATGAGCAGAAGTTACTACGCCTGCGCCACCACGAGAGCGCTACCCTGCAACAGATTGCAGCGGTGATGGAGTGTGCAGTATCAACAGCAGATCGCAGATGCAACAACGCTATGCGTAAGTTGATTGAACAGCTCGGAGGGCAGAGTCCGTGGCAATGAAAGAACAAGACCTGTTCGACTACTTAAAGTCTAGTTTGTATCCAGATTTAGAGAAGGCACCTGGCATCTATGATGCCTTTGACTGCATCAGTACTGTTGCAGGTCATTACATAGAGTTGAAGTGTCGTTACACTCACTACGATACCTTGCTGATTGAAGAGATGAAGTATCGCAAGCTGATAACGCAGGCTGCTGAGCGAGATCTCATCCCGTTCTACATCAACTCGACACCGAAAGGTGTCTTTTCTTTTGACCTGATGGATGTACCTGAACCTGAGTGGCTAACGCATAGGATGCCAGCGACTACTGAGTTCTCACGCAACAATAAGATTGATAAATTAGTAGGCTACTTACCGATTGATGAGGCGGTGCAGTTGTGAACGTAGACAAACTAATTGAAAACATTAACGAGGAAGACAAAGAGCTTAACGAGTTAATTCAGTTGATGTATGAAGCAAAACAATTACAAAGTCTTTGGGCTTATAGAACTGCTATGTTTTGTATGATGTATGGCTATGAGTCTCACGAGGTAGAGAAGTTAATCAAAGAGAAAGCACCAAGCGTCGTTGGCGCTAAGCTAGTGCGAAAGGAACGTAGAGATGATCTATGACTACAAGTGTCCACAGTGTGCAGCAGTACTGTCCGTTGAGCGCAGTATCCACGAGACACCCAAGCCACCTGCTTGCGTGCCGTGTCACCTAACTATGAACCGTATCTATGATGCGCCATCTATTCAGTTCAAGGGCGGAGGGTTCTACTCCAATGGCGGTTAAGTATCCCAACTGGTTCAAAGAGATTGCTCAGTATAACTTCGAGCACTTTCTATTAGGCGAAGCTGATAAGCCTGAGCTGAGTTACTTACAGCTTGGTGCATTCACCGGTGATGCTAGCCTTTGGCTATTGCAGAACGTATTAACTGGCGAAGGTTCTACCCTGACTGATGTAGATACGTGGGAAGGTGCGCCTAATGAACCTATCCAGGAAGAGATGGACTTCTCAGATGTCTACTCTACCTATCTTGATAAGGTCAAGGCATACGATAACGTGGGTCACTTCCGCACCACAACGCAAGAGTTTTTATTAAAGCAACGCAATAGGTTATACAGCTTTGACTTTGTCTACGTTGATGCACACCACACCAGTGCTTCTGCTCTATTAGATTCAGAGCTGAGCTGGGATCTTCTCAAGTCAGGCGGCATACTTGCTATTGATGATTACGAGTGGACACACCCTGATGGGTTGGAGATACACGCACCCAAGCTAGGTATCTCTATGTTCCTAGACCGACACGCAGGTAAGTATGAAACCCTTGCTATCAATTCACAAGTGTGGTTGCGTAAGCTATAATTAAACTACGAGGCAGGCGCCCGCCTGTTGAGTGCTGGCAACAAGCTCTAGTCTTTAATGGCTAGGGCTTTTTGTCTTTGCAAATAGAAAACCCCACCAGTTCCCGTTACTGATGGGGTCTTCCGCTCGAAGAAGGAAAGGGTTAGAAACCTTCTATCGAAACTATAGCATAGCTTCTAAACAATCCAAACATTTACTCTCTCCCTCTGCCACTAAGTCGCCACCGCAGTCATCACAGGTCTGGTCAATACCAGCCGACCCTGTCGGAGTGGCGGAGAGCACGGCAGAAACTCCCAGAATAGCGGTGCTCAACGTATCGCACAGCGTGGAGGATTTGGAGTTCAGGTTGGCTACTACGTTCTCTAAGGAGCTGAGCAATTCCGTAAGCTGTGCTTCTTGGGTTGTCCGCGAGGTGGTCAAGCCGGCTCTCACGGGTCCATAAGGTGATAGCACATTGGATGTGGTTGTCGTTGTAACCGAGTGCGTTGAGGTAACTAATGATAAGTGCCTTGTTCTCACGCTTCTCCTCCATTGTTGCCTTCGTTCTCGCTTCCATCACTGGTATGTGAGGCAAGTGTAGGGACGGCGTTCGCCCGTGTGTGTGTAGTAATAGTAAGGCGGGTATTATCAGTAACACCAATCCAAGTTTTGCCTTGTTGCTCATCTGACTTTCTCTCTTCCACAAGCAGCAGCTTGTAATCGTCGGGGTACAGGTGAGCAAGGCGCACTAGCGCACGGTCTCTCGCTCTACGATAGTTGCGGTAGTGAATAGATTGCTTACCGCTTACTTGTTTACTCTCCATTTATCTTGTCCTCCCACACTATCAAGGCGTATGCTATCAGCATCACCACGAGCAAACCTAATACATAGGTCATAGTCCTACCTCCCTCGCGTGCTGAACCAGCTCGGTTATGTCAATGCTCTGACCCACTAAGTGGGCATCCTCTTCGTCACTATCCCACGCTGAGACTAGTATACGACTGCCAACAGGGGCTAGGTATAGCCACTGGATAGCAGACTTAACATCTCCTCCGCCCCAGCGTATGCCGTTGTCAGGCTCTACCACTTCATAGAATAGAATCAAGTCTGACTTAGGTGGGTGTATGGTGTAGATGTTACTCATTACTCTCCCTCATAACTGTCATCACAAGCACGGCAGGACTTAGAGTTATCGTTACAGAAAGTACAGATAACCTCCTCCTCTAAATCAAACAGGCGAGACATAGCACTGTTGGCACGCTGTAGGTTCTTGATAGCTCGCGCTATCTCCTGCTCCTGTAAATCCTTCTCAGCTTGGTTGATGCACAGGTCAAACTTAGCCTGTAAATACTCTCTATTCACTTGCTTCCTCCTTTATGTTTTAGTCCACAGTTTTCACATACACCAACAGAATTAAACTCTCCACAATTAACAGGGCATTCATAGCCCTGCCAGCGGTGACAGGTTGGACACTTACTCATTACTCTCTCCCTTTATCTCTTTGTCCTCGCACACTGCACAGGTGCGAGAGTTGTATTTGCTCTCATCAAAGTACTCATCACAGGTATTGCACTGTGTCCAAATTGCATCATCATAAAACACTGGGTCGTTCAGTTCCATTAGTAACTACCATCCTTCCCTGATACCCAGCCACAGCCATCACATTTAACCTTGCCCTCAATCGTCTGACTATCGCCGGACATTACTCTACCGCAGACCCAACATTTACCGTAGCTCATAGCCCACTACCTCCCACGCGCTATTAAGTACAGCCTCTTGCCATTCTCCACAATGCTCGCACGAATAGTCTGCATTGATGGTGGACAGCACTAGCCCACGCAATCCACAAAACCTGCACTTATCTTTCATAGGTAAGAAGCCTCCAATACTTCCTCGGTCAAACTATCTAGCGTGTATTCAAGGCTCTCTTCTCCATACTGCTGAGAATCTTGCCATTGAACAGCCCACTCAGGGTCAGCAATAAAGTTTCTGCCATCCAAGAAGTGCAATTCATAGCCGTCATAACTATCCCAGTGCAAGAGTACTGAGTACTCCACGCCCTCTCTCTCAAATGTAATCCGCTTATCGTATGCGGTCTGTTCTTTTGTTACTCCCTTGATTTCCATTTATAGTCCTCCCTCGTAGCACTCAGTCATTGTCCCCCAGCAGTAGCCAAGCCAGCCGCCCTCTCCTACATACCATAGGTGGCTCGCCACCTGCCACATTCCTACCAGTAATAAAAAGCTTGGGATAATTACCAGCACAACCCAACCTCTTAGCGTTAAGTTACTCATCCGATTACCTCCACAGTCTGAGCCGTACCGTACTCACGAATAACATCTTCTAACTTATCCAACCCATCAATGTCAATCTCATCTTCGTCGGGGTTTTCCTGTGCAACTGCTCGCGCTAGGTCTGCCTCGCTGATAACGAACAGGGTATCTCCTTGCGCGGTGGCGGTGTCAATCGTCCACCAGTCGCCGTTCTCATTTGATACATAATAAGTTGCCATTACTTGCCCTCTCTCTCGTTCTTGCAGATACAAAACCATTCAACCTGACCGCAATCTTTACAATAATCTTTCATTCCTTGCCTTTCTTCAGCCTCTTCTCTCTCTTTCGCCCTTTGTGCGCCTAACTCGCGCCAAGCGTTCATCTCAATCTCGTAAACCATTCTGTCGAAGTCATCCATTACTTGCCCTCCTCTTTCCAGTTGCCCTCGGTTGATGTCTCTCCACAATTTGCACACACATAACTTACTGAGTTTGTAAAGCTTTCATAGGTTGCCATTGTTTCAATCTCTCTCTCGCAACCCTCACAAAAGACTGCCACCGCTATCATTCTTCGCCCTCTCTCTCGTGTAAGTAACCGCCCATAGTGGTGATTAGGTTGGTGCGAATTACTAACGTGCCGTACATATCCTCGTAAACCTCCGCGCCTTGCATATTCTCCTCCACCCATTCTTTAAGGTCTTTGAGCGTGTCCACCTCTTGAAGTTCCATTATTCCTCTTCCTTATACTTTCCGTCCTTGAATCCTTGAATCTCATCCTCTAACCAACTCTCGGCAATCTCGCGGAAGTTCACGCGGTAGAGTGAGCCGACATCTTTCAGCATTGAGAGCAGACCAGCCGAAAGAGTCTCTTGCCCCCAATACTCAGGCGAGAAGATGTCATCCGCCCAATCCGCGAGGGCTTTCTCTGCCTCGTAAAGCCCATCTTGCCAGCCGTCCTCTTTCTCGGTGTCAATGTTCTCTAGGAATGCCTGACCGATTAGTTCGCTCGCGGTTTCTTGTAGCCCTTGGTCGTTGTCAATGTGGAGCGCTAGCCCCCACGTTTCGCGGTTTGTCCAGCCATTGTATTTATCGCACATTCTGTAACCCTTTCCCTAGTTCTGACCTCATCAGCATCCGCTTCACGGATGGACACCCTCGCGGGTGTTTCGGTCTGTTCAAAAGCTGTGGATAACTATTTGCCCTCTCTCTTCTTCAGTAGTCCCTCGATGATGTCGAGGACTTGCTCATCACTGAGCAGGTCGCCCTCGGTGTGGATTGCTTCCTCAATCAAGTCAATCATTGTTCCGTTGTCCATTACTTCGCCCCCTCTTCCCATAGGCAGGCGGTGCAAGGTGTATCGGTGCCGTTATCGCACTCTTCACAGTAGGTTTCAATCATTACTTCACCCCGCAAGCGGTAAGGAATCGGGCGCGGTCAAAGCGTGGGTTGTCTAATGAAAGGAAATCAGCGAAATCCTTTGAAAGTGTCTCGCGCTGTGAGTCGTCTAAATAGAATGCCTGCTCCATTAGTTGAGAGATAAGCACATAGTCTTTGCGTGTCATTAGTTTCTCGCCTTCTTTACTGTGAAAGTCAGTGGGACTAGTTGAAGGTCAAGGGCTGGCAAAACAGCGGTTTGAATCAAATCCTTGATTTCAATTTCCAAAACTTCTGCATCACTAAGGTTTCTATTGCTGTTTGATTGATAGTGGAACTCAGTATCTACTTTGAAAGAAACAGTGTATTTAGCCATTTATTTGCATCCTTTGCGGTTAATTCAAAACAAACGATTTGCTTTGATGTGCTGAGTCTAATGCCTACGGGACTATACCGACAACATTTGAGGGCATTTATTGCCCTTTATTTGGTAAAGATTTGATAACAGAATCCTGAGTCTTACCTGAGAATGACAGGGATAACCGAGTCGATAAGTCGACATTTCAAAGGGTGTCGGGCTGTTGAGTTAGTTGAAAGTTCAACCAGTTGGAGGTGCTAAGTTACTGGGTGTGGGGCTGTAGTAACTTGGGAGATTGCTGTGAATGGTGACGGCTTTGCCAACTGTAAAGGGCTTATTGAATCCTGAGAGGTTACTGAATCAGGGAAAGGGGATTGTTAAATAGTGCCGAGGGGTTAGACAGCCCAAAAGTTATCCACAACCTTATCCACAGGTCTGACCAGTTATCCACAGGGCAGGGGGTGGGGGTCTGCTCCTCCAGCACGGCACGCCTACCCGGGGTTGTTGAATTTAGTAGGGGGATGTACTGTGTACCGTACCAAAATATTTCGACTAAAGTGAGATCCAATTATAGCTCTGACCTGCGGTTTTACTGTATGTGACTAACGTCACATTGTGAAAACGAGAAATCGATAAAATTTCCTGCCTTATATACAGTAGGGGCGGTAATTGAGATAGCCCCGTCCAGCTCGCTACGGTTACCCTTCGCGAGTCCCCTAGGACGAGCGCTGACTTACCCCTCACTTCGCTGTGGCTCGTTCGGGCGCTAAGCCCGACACTAGCGGTGCTTTTAGTTGGGATAGTTCTATCAACTTGACAGCTAATCGAATATTCCGACGCAGCTAATTAAATCGATCTCGGCCCGTCCCCCATAACATTTAGGAGATTACGTGGCTGAAAATTCAGCAGATATTGCCAAGCGTATTATCCTTGGCTGCGTTGCAGAGGGTATGACCATTGAAGCCGCTACGGCTTCTGCTGGCAAATCCATCAAGACTTATGAGTACTACCGTCGCACAGATAAGATTTTTGCAGACAAGGTAGACCGAACCAGGCTCGGTCTTAAGGATAAGCAGTTTGCAGGTGGCGATGTCCACGACATCGACTTCGTCGAATTCCGCAAACGCTTCCTACACTCAGAAACTTTTGCCCATCAGAAGAACATCGTAGATGTAATCGAAGGCCGCGAACCCGGCTGGCTACATCCGGCTATGAAGTTTGAAAAGGGTCTGGCTAATAACCGTATCCTTGTCAACATTCCGCCCAACCACGCCAAGTCCATCACAATCACTGTGGACTACGTAACCTGGATGGTTGCACGCAACCCCAACTTTAGAGTCCTGATTGTTTCCCAAACTCAGCGACTAGCAGCAGACTTTCTCTACGCCATCAAGCAACGCCTTACACACCCAGTTTATGAAGAACTACAAAGTGCGTACGCTGCTGGCGTAGGGTTTAACTCTAAGACAGCCTCGTGGCAGGCTACCCGCGTCACCTTCGGTGATGAGCTACGTGAGTCCAGCGAAAAGGACCCAAACATCGAAGCCGTCGGTATCGGCGGTCAGATCTACGGTAAGCGTGCAGATATGATTATCGTAGATGATGCGGTGACTCTATCTAACGCCAATGACTTTGAGCGTCAGATCAAGTGGTTAACCCAGGACGTACGTTCTCGTCTTAACCCAACAGGTAAACTTATTATTATTGGAACTCGTGTAGCAAGCGTTGACTTGTACCGTGAGCTTCGCCAAGAGGATAGATACCCAGGTGGCCTTGTCCCTTGGACCTATCTTGCAATGCCAGCACTTTTAGAAACTGATGAAGACCCTGACAAGTGGGTAACGCTTTGGCCTAAGTCAGATGCTCCATTTGATGGACAAGAAGAAGCTGACAAAGATGAAGACGGTCTATATCCACGCTGGTCTGGACGTAACCTTTACAACGAACGCCAAGCGATGGATACATCCACCTGGGCGCTAGTCTATCAACAGCAAGATGTATCGGAGAACTCTGCCTTTGATCCAGTCTGTGTACGCGGCTCCATTGATGGAATGCGTAAGGCCGGTCCATTGGTAGCTGGTAACCCTGGTCACCCACGTGACTTAGGTGGCTACTCAATTATCTGTGGACTTGACCCTGCGATGATTGGTGATACTGCAGCTATTTGTTATGCAGTAGATCGCAATAGCAACAAGAGGTACATAGTAGATGCTATCAAGATTACTAGACCGTCTCCTGCCGATATTCGTGACCTTATATTTAATTGGACTTCCCTATACGGCCCGTCTGAGTGGATTGTTGAACGTAATGCGTTCCAGTCTTTCCTCACACAAGATGAAGGAATCAGACAACACTTGGCATCACGCGGAGTGTTACTGCGGGAACACCATACAGGCAACAACAAGTGGGATGCAGGCTTTGGTGTCGCGTCAATGTCAACTCTGTTCGGCACCAAGCAACACGATGGCAAGCACCACAGAGACAACCTTATTCACTTACCTAGTGACCAAACTGAAAACGTTAAGGCGTTAATCGAACAGTTAATCACTTGGACACCTACTACTAAGGGTAAGACAGACTTAGTAATGGCGTTGTGGTTCTGCGAGATCCGAGCACGTGAGATGCTCAACTACGGTCAGTACAACTCACACCATCTAAAGAATCCGTTTCTTACATCAGCTGAGAAACGAAAGCGTGTAGTGGTCAACATTGACCAGTTAATCGCAGATCAAAACAAACAATTTATCTAGGGAGACATAATGCCTAATATGAAGAATGAAAAGCCAACAGCTAAGAAGACAGGCAATGGCTCAAACACAAAGCCATACAACGTTAAGTTGATGACTCCTAAAGAGCTAGTTGGCGGCAAGAAGGCAACTGCAAAGCCAGCGCCTAAGAAGACAACAAAGGCTAAAGAACTTACAGGACCTGCAGCAATTAAGGCGATCCAAGATCGCGTATCACCAGCAGGTGTAAAGAAGGCAGAGATGGAAGCAAAGAAGGCCATCGCTAAGAAGTACCCAGGATTAACTAAAAAGTCTAAGTAAGGACAAACCCCAGTGTTAACACCAAAAGAAGTCAACGATAAGTTAGGTCGCTTGCAGACCAAATTCGCTGCACGCGATCAGCGTATGCGTGATGTGCTTTCGGTGCGTCAAGGAGATCTATCTAAGGTCTATCCTTCGATGTTCTCCGATGAATACCCAAAGCCACTGGTGGCTAACTTCATCGACGTTGCAGCACGAGATCTAGCAGAAGCGATGGCACCACTGCCATCATTTAACTGCCAAGCTACAAATATGGTTTCAGACTCTGCACGCAAGATGGCAGATATGCGTACACGTATTGCAAACTTCTACATCTCAGTTGCTGAAATGCAGCTACAGATGTATCAGGGTGCAGACTGGTACAACACCTACGGAATGATGGTAGGTATGGTGGAGATGGATTATGACTCCAACAACCCACGTATGCGCCTACTTAACCCTTGGGGTTGCTACCCAGAGGTAGACCGCTTTGGTCGTACAGTTTCTCTAACTCAGGTGTTAAACACTGATGCAGAGACACTGATCTCTAAGTACCCAGAGTTTGCAGAGCAGATCTTAAAGAAGAACAACTACCAGCAAGGTAGCCCATCTATCACGATGGTGCGCTACCACGATGCTGAGCAGGATCTTATCTACTTACCAGAGCGTCAGAACTTAACTTTAGTACGTACACCTAACCCAATCGGTAAGTGTCTTGTACGTGTAGCACAGCGACCTTCTCTTGACGGCGAAGCACGTGGTCAGTATGACGATGTCTTGGCAGTCCAACTCGCTCGTGCTCGCTTTGCAATCCTTCAGATTCAGGCTGCAGAAAAATCTATCCAAGCACCTATTGCTATCCCACAAGATGTGCAAGAACTTGCTCTTGGTCCAGATTCTATTATGCGTTCTTCTCAGCCACAGAACATCCGTCGTGTAGGCTTAGACCTACCACCAGGAGTCTTCACAGAGTCAGGAGTGCTAGAACGTGAACTACGGCTTGGCGCTCGTTACCCTGAAACCCGATCCGGAAATACCAGTGCAAGTGTTATTACTGGTCGTGGCGTTCAGGAGTTGCAAGCTGGTTTTGATACTCAAATCAAATCAGCACAATCACAATTTGCTAGAATGTTCGCTGATCTTATTGGGCTCTGCTTTGAAGTAGACGAAAAACTATTCAGCAATGTACAAAAGACAATTCGTGGAACCGACGACGGTACACCTTATGTTCTTAAGTACACACCTGGTCGTGACATTAAGGGCGAGTATGGCGTAGATGTTCGCTACGGCATTATGTCTGGTATGGATCCATCACGTGCAATCATTGCATTGCTACAGATGCGTTCAGACAAGCTAGTATCTCGTGACTATGTACGCCGTGAGATTCCTATGGACCTTAACGTCTCACAGGAGGAACAACGTGTTGATATTGAAGAAATGCGTGATGCTCTTCGTGTCTCAGTGGCACAGTACGCACAAGCTATCCCAGCGCTTGCAGCGCAAGGACAAGACCCATCACTTATCGTCTCGCGTATTGCAGAAGTTATTAAGGGTCGTCAAAAGGGTATGGCCTTAGAGACAATCGTAGAAAAAGCATTCGCTCCAGAACCACCACCAGAGGCACCTATGGTGCCAGTTGGTCAAGAACTTCCAGCAGCAGGCGCGGCCACCGCTCCTGCCTCGCAGCAACCTCCACAAGAACAAGCTGGTATGGCCCCTGCTGCTGGTCAAAAACCCGATATAGCACAACTACTCGCCGGACTAACCGGCGGTGCAGCATAACCGAAGGAGGTGCAAATATGAATAAGGGATCACAGGCAAAGGCTTCAATGCAAAAGCCAACTGAGGGCAAGAAGGATACTTCAAAGCCTAAGGGCGGTAAGGTTGACTTCGGTTATGCCGGAACAGCTCGCAAAGGCAAGAAGGCTTAAGTAACTACTGAAAGGTGTACAGGGTGTTGAACGATAACGATAGGATTCCACGCCCTGTACGCCGGACAGACTTTGCAGTAATTATTATTGGGTTCTTCTACAACCTAACACAATGCGTAGAAACACTTATGTCGGAAGTTTATGAACTTTCGATTTACCACGCCAATCAGAAAACCAAAGTCAATAAGGCTTGGGAAGATATGGCACAAGATTTAGAGACGTTAGAGGAGGACAAATGACAACTGCACCAATGAACCCACTTGCAGGTGCGTCAGGTCCAGGTAAGTACGCTGTACGCAGCGATAAACTCTCAATGGGTTCTACAGGTTACGGCGAAGGCGTTGAGACAGAGGCTATTAAGTCTGGTGCTCCGCTAGGTGTTACACCTGATGTACGTCCAGCACGTGCTGGTGATGTACGCGAGGCAGCTACACAAGCGCCCGTAACAGGATTATTTGAACCAACACAGCGTCCTAACGAACCAATCACTGCAGGTGTTGCAATGGGTGCAGGTCCAGGACCAGAAGCATTAGTTATGCGTCAGCAAATGACAGAGAAGTATTCCGATACATTGGCAAAGTTATTGCCATACGATGAATCAGGCGAGATTACGATTCTGTATCAGGATATGCTTGCGCGAGGTATGTAGTGTCGGAGAAGAATCTTAAGATTGCTGCGGCCCAAGCAGGGCTAAGCCCGACAGATAAAGACAGAATTGACTCACTATCAAAGTCTTTAACCACTCATAAGAGTTTACTTGATATGCCAGTAGCTGAAGCTCGAACAAAGTTTCAGACTTTGCCAGCAGATCAACAACAATCACTAAAGCAAACCTTTGGCACACAGCCAGAACAGCAAAAGCGTGGTTGGTTAGGTAGTGCTTGGCACTATACAGGCGGTGCTGTAGTTGGCGCACTGACAGAAGTATCTGACTTTATGACTCGCGTTGGTCGTACAGGACTTATCGCTAACGAGCAGATCCCATTGGGTAGTGCTGAATACTACCTACCTAAGAACTGGTCTGTTATCTCTGAGGCTTGGAAGAAGTCTGGAGATAACGGCGAGCTTGTCTACAACGAGCCACGTATCAACAATGCCATCAAGAAGTACGGCAACAACTATGTCGGTTTAGCACAAAAGGTTTCTACAGGTACTTCACTTTCAGATATTATTGCAACTGGAACTGAAGAAGAAAAGCAGATTGCACGTCTTGCTGCTAAGGGCGAAGACCCACTATGGCAGGATGCCTACGATGCAGTAGTTGCTGCTAAGTATTCACCAGGTCGCGCACTTGGAAATACACTTCTACCTGAGTCACTAGAAGGCACAGGTTTTCTATACAAGGGTATATCGGGAACTGCAGATGCTGCCTTCCGTATCTTTGCAGATCCAACCATTATTCTTGGTAAGGCTAAGAAGGCCTACGATGCTGCTAACTATGCAATCATTAAGATTGCTGGAGATCCAAAGAAGTTAGATGCAGCTTTCAACAACCCAAAGGTTGTCAACTTTTTTAACTCATACGGTTCTGAACTAGATACTCTAGCCAAGGCTCGTAAAGCAAAAGACATTGTTGCTGCAGAAAAAGCATCAACTAATCTACGTCGCATTGCTCCTGAGTTTGGCCCTGCTGCTATTGATGAGTTTATTGCAGCTGGAGTTACTAATGCAGACAATGCAAAGCAGTACTTTCAGAACAGCGTAGATGTGCAAGGTATTCTTAAGGGCCAAGCGGCTCGTGATACCCCACTTATTCCACGTTTGACTGCAGGTCGTAAGGCTCGTATCGCAGCACTTACTACAGGCAATAAAGTACTTAACGTTGACAAAGTAGGACAGAAGCTAGTACAGGCTATGTACGGAACTGCTCCGCAGTTTGATGACATTCTTACTGGCATTACTACTCGTTCAGAAGAAATTGCTGGACTTGAGAAGCAAGTAGGACGCATTAAGGGTCCAGATGGTGCAGTACGTTTTACTGAGAATCAGATCCAGGGACGCATTGACCGCTTTGCTCGTAAGTTTACAAAGGTTCCTAACCCAACATCTAAGGTATTTGATGTAATGGGTGACAACGCAGTAGATGAAATCTATCGCACCGCACGTCTGACTAACTCTCGCTATCACAGCAAGATTATCGCTGAGGCATTTGCTGCAGGCGATGAAGGTCAGCGTATGCAGATTACTAAAGGTCTTTGGAACACAATCTTTACTACACGTGGTGTAAAGAAGGGTGATCCAGGAAGATCCTTTATGGAGGAGTTTGCAGGCAAGGGCTTAGAAAAGCGCTACGCTGCAGATATCGTTGTATCAGGCGAACGCCTTGGCAACCCAGCAGAATTTAATGGTGAACAACTTGCATTGTTCCCATACCAACTTTCTACAGCAATGGTTATTCCATCTGTTGTTGACTTAGATAGACTGACTGCACGTCAGGGCATAGTATCCAGACTCGTTGGAGTTTCACACAACAAGTGGATAGATAAAGTTACATCTGGTTGGTCATTCTTGACTCTTGCCGGTCCACGCTTTGCTATCCGTAACTCTATCGAAGACGATATGTTCTACCTTGCACGTGGTCGCAATCCTTGGGATTTAGTCAAGGGTAAGATTTGGTCTACAAGAGTTCGTGTCGGTAAGGGTGCAAACATCC